CTACTTTTCGCGCATCCCGGAGTCGCCGGATAAGATGCCAAAGATAGCATTAATTATTGTCTCACGCATAACATCGTCCCAGTTTATCCCTTTCCCGCTTTTGCCTTCATAAAGGGATTTCAGAATTTGGTTGGTCATGGCGTTTGTTCCTCCTTCCGCTGCTGCGGCTGCCCGTCGTCTTATAGCGCGTCAGAGCCGCGACGGAGCGCGGGGCGCTATGCGCCCCGCCTCTTCTCAGCCGCCGTAGTAGGCGCGCAGGCGCGCGGCCTGCTCCTCGGTGATGCGCCCCGCGGAGAGCGCCGCGTTGATAAACCGGCGGATGCGCGCGGGGTCCTCCTCCAGCAGATACAGGTCGATCACGTCGTCCAGTACGTCGTCGTAGGTCTGCGGCAGCAGCGTCGTCGCCTGCGCGCGGCTCATCCCCGCCGCCGAGAGCGTTTCGTCGTCCGGCATGCTGCCCTGCGCGAGCATTTGCAGCGCCATCTGCCGCGCCCACGCCTGCGAATTTGCCGTGTCCTCCCGCGCATAGGCGATCTGCCGCGCATTGAGCGTATCCGCGCGGTCAAGCAGCTTTTTCATCGCGTCGGCGTAAGCGCCGGTCTGCTCCCGCACCGCTTCCGCCGTCGCCTGCGCGCTGCTGACGTCGCCGGTGAGCCGCGCGTCCGCGATCGCCTGATCGAGGGCGGAGATGTCCCCGATGCGGCTGCGCTCCATCTGCCGCAGCGCGTCGGAATACGCGGTGTTCAGACCCAGCAGCGTGGTCTCCGCCGCGCCGCCGGTGACGCCGCGCGCCGCCATGCGCTGGTCGATGCCCTTCTGCGCGTTCATCCGGTCGACGTACGCCTGCCGCGCATAGTCGTCATAGCTCCGGTTGGTGCTGGTCTTCTGCTGCTCGAGGCTGTTCACCGCCTTCTGCACCGCCGCCTCATTGGCCGCCTTCTGCGCCGCGAGCGCCTGCTCGTAGGCGCTGTTTTGCGCGTTGAAGAGGCTCTGATACTGCGCCGCCAGACTGTCGCCGCCGTAGCTCGGCTGCTGCGGAGATGTGTGCGTCATCCTGTACGCGTCCGCCGCCTCATAGGTGTTCGGCGCGCGGTAGGTGACGCCGTTGTCCCCGCCGGAGTAGCCCGCCTGCGCGCGGACGGCGTTCGCGCCCGCGTTCGCCGCGGCCATTGCCGTTTTGTCATTCGCCAGATTGGCAGCGTTCCACTGATCGGTGTACGCCTGGATCTGCGCCTGCTGCGCGGGCGTCAGAGAGTCTCTGTCTCTTTGTGTCAGTGCCATGTTGTCAGTTCTCCTTTCCGTTGTAGGCTCCGGCGCGGTCGTTGATCACGAGCACGCGGAGCATGTCCTCGCTCAGGTCCAGTCCCGCGCCGTTTCCGGTCAGCGCTCCGCACCCGAGCAGCTTATCCGCCGTGGCTGCCGCCCAGGGCAGCGCCCGCGCGATCTCCTCGCGCGTCTGATAGCGTTTTTCCGCCATGTCTTCCTCCTCGTATTTCGGCATCGCCGGCGCGGCCTTGCCCGCGCGCAGCATCGCCGCGGTGTACCGGCCGCGATCGTCCCACTGCAGGTGCGGGCAGTCGCGGAAGCTCGTCCAGTCGCCGCCCCACGAAAAGCCGATCGCCTTGGCGATGACCGCGACGTTCCGGAAAAATCCGGCGTCGTCGTACTCGTGCCCCTTGCTGTTCCGGCAGAAGTCGACCGCGAGGCCCTTGCCGTGGAACGTGGTCGTCCGGCTGTTGGTGACGATCGCGCCCGGGCGGGAACGCCCCTGCTCGTAGAGATACGCCTGATACTCGTCGTCGCGAAGCGTCTGCGTGACGAGCACGTTCAAGCCCTGCGCTTTGCACAGCTCCAACAGCGTCTCCACGTTGTTACGCACATCGGGGCGCAGGTCGGCAAGGCTACGACTGTTCAGCATCTTCCCTGTCCTCCGCCCGCTTTTCCGCCTGCGTGCCAAAGTAGAACGAGATCACCACCGTGAACACGGTCAGGAAGTCCGTTCCGCTCACCGCGCCGCTGACGGCTAAGTATGAAAATACCCCCGTCAGCAGGATCGTGACGATGCTCTTGACCGATACCAGCCTGTCAAATACTTTACTCATGTTCTGCGCTCCTTTCCAAATCGTCAATGCGGCGCGTTGCCTCGCGCATCCGCTCGTCCTGCACAAGATTGTGCTTCTCCAGATCGCTGATCCGCTGTGAAAGTGCCATAAACTGCGCCCCGTGGTCGTCCATTTTCTTTTCCAGCTGCTCCAATCGGTACTGCGTCAGCTTCTGGCTGACGCAGATGCCCAGCAGCGAGCCGACTGCGCTTCCGGCAAGCCCGATCAGCGCCACAATAACCCCTTCGCTCATGGTATGCCTCCTCCTTAGTACGGCTCGCCGGTGATCTCCTCATACTCCGCCGCCGTGATGACCTCGTCGGCAACAGCCTGCCACAGCCCTTCCCGCGCGCGGTCGCTGCTCCACTCGCCCTTTTTCATCGCGGCGAGGCTGCCCGTCAGGTAGTCCAGCGCCATGCAGAGCGCCCACAGGACAAACAGCCAGCCGAGCTTGCCCCACATCGCGCCGACTGCGGTGATCACGCCCGCCAGCGCCGCGTGCGCGTAGTTGATCGTATCGTTCATGATGGGTCTCTCCGCCTTCCCTTAATAACCACCGGATTCGCCGGAAACACTTGTGAACGTTTTAAGCTGTATGAAAATTCTGCATTTAATTTCTTCGGAAGGCACACTCACTGCCTCAAACGTGAATGCTCCATTTCCTTTATCGGTCATTGTAATCCCAGCATTGTTGTATTTTGTCTCTTGCGTCGCATTCGCAAAGCCGAGGGTCGCTTGGGCTTTTGATCCAAACCGAACTTTTGCCGGAAGAATGACATGCTGAAAATATTTCTCATCATTGTCGTCATACATCCAATTTCTTGTCGCGAGCGTAATGTTGTATTGTTGTAGCGCATAGTCGTTTACAACATCTTGCAGCCCTTTAACACCTTGCGCGATTATTGCCGCTCCGCCGGTATCTGTCTTCCAAAAAACGATTGCGGGGACATTTGTGATTGGGCACATCTTTGCGTATACGCGAATATATCCATTCCCAGCCTCGACGCGGTCAAAGATCTCCTCCGCCCCCGCGATCATTTTATAATCTGTTACGACGAGAACGCTGTCGCCTGCGGTAATACCTGTTACGGAAATGTCTGTATAGAACTGCGCTTCGTCGGTCAGGTAATTGGGATTGTTTGTCCAGTTGCCCGTTACTTCGGAGTATCTCCCAATTTTTGTTACCCCAGCATCCATCTGCCCGATAAGCGACGCGTCGCTTGGAAAAATCTTACCGTCGCCATCTACATCCGCAGCGTAAAAGTCTTCCGTTCCACTCGCCGGCTTCGGGTCAAAATCCGCGTACATACGCTCAACCAAAGCCTTGTCAAACGCCGTAATCAGGCCATCACCGTTAACGTCTCCGCGCATCCTGCCACGGGGGATTGTAACGGAGGCAACCGTCACCTTCGCGTTCCACGCCGTGCGCTCCTCCGCCGTTATGTGGATCGTGGTGTTGTTCGCGTGCGCGGTGAGGTTCGCCTGCACCGCCGACGCCGTGCCCGCGGGATCCGCGCCCACCATGGCCGCTGTGTAGTCGCCGCTTTGCGGTTCCACACTGCCGGAGCGTCCGTTGAAGCTTATGACGCCGCCGCCCGCAGCCTGCTGCGCCTGCTCGGCCCAGTACTTTGCGTTGTTATGGTAGGTCCCGTCGGTCGACGGCACGTCCTGCCCGCCGCGTTGCCCGACCGCCCAGGCCTCCGCATTGCCCGCGTCGACGCCTGCCGCAGCCGCATAGCCGGACGCGGCGCTCTCGCTGCCTGCCGCGGCGGCGGCGCTTGCTCCGGCCGCTGTCTCCGAGGCCGCCGCATTTGCTTCGCTCGCCGCCGCGCCGGAGGCGCTGGTCGCCGCCCGTCCCGCGGAGGACGCCGCCGCGTCCCGATAGCCTTCGGCCGCCGCCGCGCTCTGGGCCGCGTCCGTCGCCGACGCGGCCGCCGCGCCGACATAGCCTTGCAGCTGCGAAACCAGCGCCGAAGAGAGCATCGTATCGGTGATGCTCCCCGCTTTTACCGTCGCCGTGACCTGATGGTCGCTGGCGGAAAACGCCAGCTGGGCGCTGTCGCGAAATTCCGTCTCCGTAATGAACGCGGAGAGCGGAACGCGCTGCGTCGTCCCGTCGGCCAGCGTCAGTACAAGGCTCTGCGTCGCGGCGTCATACTGCCAGTTGGTGGCGACCTTCTCCAGCACCGTATCGACGCTCACGCAGCTGCCGTCCTCCCGCGTAAACGTAAACACGCCGGTCTGCGCGTTTAAGCTGACGCTTTTGAAATGCAGGTCGGTGGCCGCCTTGTCGCTCTTGAGCGCGAGCGCAGCGTTCACGTCCGCGCTGGCGCTTTTTGCGTCAAGCAGCGTCTTGAGGCTGCCGAGCACCGTCTGCACGTCGCCGCCCGTCACGCCGTCGATGGCGCTTGCGCCGACGCCCGCCGCGCCGGAGGCTCCCTCCAGCTCGTCGATCAGGCCGTTGAACAGCTCCGCGACGGCCTCGCGGATCAGACGGTCAAAGACGCGCTTATTTTCCGCGGCCGAGCCGGTCAGCTTATCCGGCGCGGCAATGACGCCATAGGCGGCGACGTCGCCGCTTGTGATCTTATGATCGGAAAAAGCCATCGACTCACCTCCCGTAAAGCGCCTGGCGCACGCTGCCGGAGCCGAAAAGCCCCGTTGCGCGCGGCAGCGCGGCGCGCAGCTGCAAGTACATGTTGTAGAACGCGCCGTAGTCCACGACCAGGTCCGGAAGCAGCTGCTGCGCCGCCACAAAGAGCAGCATGCAGGCGGCCGCGTCCTCCCCAACCTCGAACTCGTAGTCGTCCGGCGTGTCCGGCCCGATCGGCACGGGCAGCGCGGTGTACTCCAGCGTCAGCACGGAGGTATCGCCGCTCTCGCTGAACACCTTCCGGTCATAAACCGGATAGGCTGCGGTGCGCAGCCCGTTCTTTCTGATTTGCAGGACGCGTCCCACATCATCGGGAAGCTCCGTGCGGCCCGTGCCGTCCAGAACCAGCTCTTTGCACCGCAAAATGGGCTGCCAGGCCGCCATATCCCGCTGCGCGGCGTCGAAGAACCCGTTCATTTTGGCGTCGATGTCCTCGTCTACGGTCACCGCCCCGCCGGCGGAGTACTCGTCGAGCAGCATCAGCACTCTCTTCTTTCCCTCTCCAAGAGTCATGGAAAGACCTCCTTTCCGCGGCCCTCGGGGTAGCTTTTCACGTTACCCCGAGGGCAAAAAAGCGACTCTGTGAGATTAGGAGGGGTTCGAAAAGATGATCTGCCTGCCGTCGCCCCAGCCGCAGCCGAAGTCGACGTAGCCGGTGTACAGATCCTTGAGCGGATTGTCGAGCGCGGTCTGCATGACGGTCGGGCGCGTGATGTACACGAGCTTGACCATCTCGCGCATCAGCGCGGGGTCGCAGATCGCCCACTGCTTGGCCCGGAAGCCGTCGTTGCCGCCGCCGATGACCATGTACTGCAGATCGGCGACCGGGTTTGCGGCGTTGGAGTCGTCCTCCGGATTGCGCTCCGGACGGAACTTGCCGTTGTCGCCGCAGATCTTCTTCGCCTCGGCCTCCAGCTCCGGGGACACCAGCAGCAGGTTCATATCCGCCAGCAGCGGCAGGCCGTCGGGGGTCGTGAAGCGGCCCGCGAGGCTCTGCGCCTCGGTGATGGCGCTGACGGAGAGCGGCTTGGTGATGAGGTTGGAGTAGGTGCCGCTGTCGGGATCGACGACGAATCTGCGGCCCTCGCTGCCCTTGGAGGCGCAGGGATGGTCGACGGCCGCCCAGGGCTTGCCGTCGCCGCCGAGGCAGCCCGGATCGAAGGCGTTCGCGAACATGCGCAGCGCGTGCATGTACACGGTCATTGCCGCGCTGTTGCCCAGCATCTTGCCCACGCGGGAGCACTCGCCGCTCTTGTCGATCTTCGCCTGCTTAAAGCCGACGGACTCGGAGAGGGAAAACTCCTCCGGAGTGATGATGGTTTTGAAGCCGCGCTTTTTCGCGCCCTCGTTGATATTATTGCCGTCATAAGCGGGCATCTCGCCGTAGCCGCCGCTGCCGGTCAGCTCATAGTCGATGCTGTTGGAGTTGGCGACGCCGAGGATGGCGAGCAGCTTGTTGAGGCGGTTCGCATAAGCGAATTCAAAGGCTTTGCCGACGAACTTATAGTTGTCGGTCTTCCATGCGGTCGTATTAGGCATATCGTATTCCTCCTTTTTACGCGTTCACGGCGAAAACGTGCTTTTTCACCATGAGATTGATCTTGCCGAAGCCGGTGTCCGCGCCGACGACGCGAAGCGGCAGATCGGCCGCCGCCGTCAGCACCAGGCCCGTGCCCGTGCCGTTCAGGTTGCCCTTGGCAAAGCCGATGGGCGGAAACAGGGCGTAGACGTCGCCCGCGCAGGGCGCGCCGCCCGACTCGAGCGTAAGGATGCCCTTGGTGGGCGTGGCGTTGTCGAGGGCGAAGTCCGTGATGCGGCGCACCGTGCCGAGCTCGTCGGTATTGGTGCTCTCCGACGCCTTGCTGACGAGCTTGACGCAGCCGCCGTTGAAGTCGTCCGCGGCGAATACCTTGAGCGCCGTCACCTCCAGCGCGGTCGCGCTGCCGCCCGCCGCCGTCACCTGCGGCGCGCCGCACTGCAGAATGACGGCCGGGTCGTCGATGACCATGATCTTCGTGCCGTCGGCGCGCGGATCGATCGCGTCCGCCACGCCGCTGTGGCTCTCCGCGGCAATGCCGAGCACCGCGCCGGTCTCGCCGGCGGCGGCCGCCGTGACGCGCCCCTCGACCAGCTTGACGAGCTGGCCCTCGACGATCGCGGTATTCGCCGCGACGTCATACTCGCGGGCGCTGACATGCGCGGCGCCGTCGAGCTTCTGATAAAATTTCATTTCAGTTCCTTTCCTTTCTGAGGCGTTTTATGCCTCGCAGAGTTTGCCGTCCGCAGACGGCAAATGATACCGATCGTTTTTCGCCGCGACATGCGCGTGGCGAAAAACTCTTCTCGCGGAGCGTCCGTGCGCCTTTGGCGCGTGGGAAGCGCAGCGCGAGCCCACTCGCTTGAAAGCCCAGCGAAGCGGGTTTCAAGCGAAACGCGTCAACGCTTTAAAAATTCTTTGGCCGTCATGGCCATTTCGGGATGCTCCGCGTTCCACGCGTCCAGCGCCGCCTTCTGCATCGGCGACAGGATCGAGCCGCCCGCGGTGCCGCCGCCGGTGGAACGCGCCCTGCGGTTCGCGGCTCTGGCGATCGCAGCCTGTTCCACGCCGGCCACCAGCGCGCAAAACGCGCCGTACAGCTCGGCCAGAGGCTCTTTGCCGAAGCGCGAGCCGCAAAACCGGAGAAATTCGGCGTTGCTCTCCAGCTTCGCCATCGCGCGGGAATCGAACGCCGGATACTTCGCCGCGAAATCACGCGCGTCCCGCTCCACGAAGCTCAGCTCCGGCTCGGCGGCGGCTTCCGCACACTCTGCCTCCGCCGCGTCCCGCGGCAGAGACGGCGCAGCCGCCTCCATGTCGTTTCGGGGCTCTCCGATCCCCTCCAGATGCTCCTGCTCTTCCATGGTCTGCACTCCTTTCCTGATGATTTATCTTCCCATCGGGACGGCAAGGTCGGCCGTACCGCCGTCCGATGCGAGGACCTCTTCTGCCGGCTCTGTCGAAGCCGGCGGCGCGAACCGCTCGCGCCAGTCGTTCACGATCTCCTGCTTCTGCGGGAGGTCGAGATATTCCAGCTCCGCGGCGAGCAGCTTCCAGTTGTCCGCCGTCACCGCCGTGGTCGCGAGCTTGTCCAGAAACTCCACGGTCGTCGCCGGCGATTTGCCGATGCCGTTTCCGCAGGTCACGGTCACGTCGACGCGCGGGAAGTAAAGGCTCTGCGCGCGGAGCGCTTCGCCCGTGACGGGGTCGAGCAGCTCCGGTACGCGCCGCGCATAGTTCGCGCTGTTGTACAGCAGCGTCTCGCGCCGGCCGGCGCCGCCCGCCGCGCCGATGAACAGCAGGCGGTCGTCGTCGAAAAACTCCAGCGCCAGCCAGTCCAGCAGCTCGTAGAGACGGCAGAAGCCCTCGTTCCGGTCCGCCTTTTTGATGCGGGTCTGCTCCTGCGCGTCGGAGCGCAGCTGCATGAGGCCGCTGGCCGTCGTGACGCGCGCGGTCTCGCGCCCGTTGTTGCTGTCGTAGTTGCGGTTCGTGCGCTGGATCTGACCGAGCAGCCACTCGATCATGCTCAGGCTCTTCACGCCGTCGCTGAGCCCGCCGAGGCGCGCGACGCCTCCGCCGCGCCCCTGGTTGACGCGCACCACCGCGCCGGGCACGTTCGTGAACTCCTCGCCGGGGGCCAGCGTGCCGTCCTCGATGAGCACGACGTCGTTGGCCATCATCTCGTCGTTCATAAGCCCCGTCGCCAGCTCGCGGTCCGCCGCGTCCACCAGCGGGAGGATCGGCTCCAGCTCGCTCTTGTTCCAGAACTGCGTCTCGTCGCGGATGCACCAGTAGTGGACAAAGGGGAACAGGTCGCACTGTCCGCCGGTGCGCTCCCAGTAGTTCGGGATGTGCCGCAGCTCCGTGCCGCCCGCCTGGATGCTGCATCCCACCGCGCCGGCGGGCGCGTCCTTCGTGTCGAAGGGCTGGCGGTACCAGAACTCCAGCACCTGCACCAGGTCGTCCCGCGCCGCCGTGCTCTGGGTGTACGGCTCCAGCACGTCGTCCGCGTCGCGGTAATCCGCGGCGGCGATATCCTCCAGCGTGCGGTCGCTCTTCGCGATCTCCTCGTGGTAGAGCCGCCAGAACTTCAGCTTGTGCATCGTGTAGACGTAGAACAGGTACTCTCCCGCCTGCAGGCCCTCCGGCCCCGCCGTGGGATCGGGGTAGATGTCCTGCGGCGCGACGTCGCGCACGCGGATGTTCCCGCGCCTCTCCCCGCAGGGCATCGACTCGTCCCAGTACGCCTTCCAGAACGCGTCGCCCAGCTTGCGCAATCGCCGCTCGTTGGAGGTGTTTTTGTCGTTCAGCCGGTTTTCCTCGACGATGTAGCGCACCGCAAGCTCCCGCTGCCGCGCTTTCTCGCCGTCGAAGTCGTCGCGGCCGTGGAACTCCGGCTGCGGCACCTCGGGGTCGATCTGGCTCTCGACCATGATGTAGGGATCGGGTACGCAGGCGAGCAGCGGGTCGAGGCCGCTTTCCTCCCGCGCCGCGGCCATCTCGCGCGCCGCGTCGTGGGCAAAGTTGTAGTAGTCGTTGTACCGCCGCCACTCCGCTTCGCGGACCGCGCGCTCGTTCTTCGCCTGCTGGAACAGCCACTCCGCCGTGGCCACGCGCCCCTCCGCCGTGGCGTAGTCGTACACGCGGCCGCGCTCGTAGCGCTCGGGGCTGGGGGTTCGCTTGAATAAACTCATAGGGTCTCCTTTCTGCCGCTATTTCCTTGCAAAATCGCCCGACGCGAAGTGCTTGACGATGCCGTACACGCCGAAGCCCTCGTTCACCGCGTCGTTTTTGATGAGGATCTGCAGCCGCTTGTATTTCTTCACCTTTCTCCGGAACGGGATCTCCGCCGGCGCGTCGTTGGCCTCGAACGTGAAGCGCGAGAAGTCGATGTCCTCCCAGTCGAAGATGTCCATCGTCCCCTCCGCCGCCTGCCAGGCCACTACGTCGCGGTCCGTGCGGAACAGGATCTTTGCGCTCGAGCGGGTGTAGGGCTTGATCGTCACCGCGTTGCCCTTCTTGAGCAGCGTCTTATAGACCATCGGGTCGCCGTCGTCGTCGCTCCGCGTGGCCCAGACCGCCTCGATGGCGGCGCCGTCGTCGCTGTAGCGGTCCATGCCGCCGAGATCGGTGTTGAACCGGCGGATGCCGCCGTCCTCGGAGCCGAAGTACAGCGCCTCCCGTCCCTCGCGGATCGTCCGCAGCACGCAGCGCGCCGGAACGTTCTCCCAGTAAAAGCACTCGTAGAGAAAGCTCGTGTCGTTCCGTCCGGGATAGCTGCGCGGCTGCCGCCCGTCCAGCCCGTAGACGTGCCCGCCCGCGAACACGAGGTACGCGCCGTCATAGCTGCACGACACCGCGTCCGTCAGCTGCTCCGCCGTGAGCTTCGGGTCGATGCGGTAGCTGCGGTTCTGCGCGATGCGCTCCGCCGTGAGGCTGTTGGTCGTCAGCGCGTACACGCCCGCGCCGGTGAGGATCAGCTGCTCGTCGCCGATGTTGCCGAAGCCGAAGCGCGTCACCGCGCCCACGCCCGACAGGCAGGACTTCACCGTGAACGCGGCTTCGCCGTCGTCGCCCACATAGCCGCTGCGCAGGAACACCGTCGAATCCTGCCCGTTGTCCTCCTTGATGATCGCCAGCTGCTCTCCCAGCCTGCGGTAGCCGAGGATCGCCGTCTCCGAGGTGCCGACCACGCTGTAGCCCGTGTCCGGCCAGTACGTCCCGTCGGCGTAGCCGCAGATGAAGTCCCGGTTGGGATAGTCCGGATTCCCCGTCGCGACGATGCGGTCGCTGCCGCCGCCGACGCCCCAGACGATCGCCGTTCGGCACCGGTCGATGCGCGCGGCATAGCCCGCCACCGTCTTGGTGAACGTGACGATCACGTTGTCCGCCGCGCCGGAGGCCGGCGCGGCCGGGGCCGTCTGGAACGTCACCGTGCCGTGGGCCGGGTCGGCCGTGAAGCCCGTCGTCACCGCCGCGCCGTCCACCTCGACGGCGTCGATGCTCTCCACGCTCTCGTAGGGCAGATGATAGGTCTTGCTTGACCCGTCGGCCAGAAAGCCCGCCTTCTGTTTCCCCGTCAGCAGGTTCACCGCCTCGTAGGCCACTCCGCCGCCGGCGGGGTCGCAGGAGATGACCGTCAGCGGCACATAGGCGCTCTCGCTCGCCGGCGCGCAGACCGCGCCGTCGTATCGGAGCAGCTTTTCGCCCGTGAAAAGCCACAGGGCCTCGCCCATGAACACCGCCGCGCTCCGCTCGTCCGGAAGCCCCGTGCGCAGCGGCCGCGCCGCCGTTTCCCCGTCGTCGAACCAGCGGTACAGCGCCGTGCCTGCGTGGACGAGCAGCTGATCCGTGCCGCCGAACTCCGCGCGGAACAGGCCGTTGATCCGCCCCTCCATCGTCACGAGCGTGCGCCAGCCGGGACGCTTTTCCGGCATGCCGCCCATATCCGCCACCATGTTCGGCGCCCAGGGGCTGCGCGCGTCGTCCACCAGCGCCGGATCGGTGGAAAAATCCACGCCGCGGAATTTCTCATATTTCTTTGTGCGGATCGCCGCACCTCTTTTTCGTGCCATGCTCGCTTCTTCTCTCCTTCCTCACATTTGCACGCGCCGCCGCGTCCGGTCTCCGGCGGTCAAGCGGTCGATCAGCTTGACTCGCGGCGTCTCGCCCGGCTCGCGTCCCGCCGCCGTCCGGTACACGCAGAAGCCGCGCAGCGCGTCGGGCGCGTGCGTCAGCTCGTGCGGCTCGTTTCGAACGTCGTTCGGCCGCTTCTCGTCGTACTGCAGCAGCGGCAGACAGCGGATGATGTTGCGGCAGTTCGGGAAAAACCGCAGCCGCGGCCGCTTTTCGCCGTCCTCGCACACGCGCGGCTTCAGCCACTCCTTCACGGCCATCCACCCGTCGACGCGCTCGTTGCTCGTCTTCGTGAGATAGACGCCGTGCTCCGCGAAGATGTCCGCCACGCTCCGCCCCGTCTCCTGCCGCGCGTTCCACAGGTCCGGCGGCGCAAGGCAGGCGGTGATCTGCCGGTCTCCGGCCAGCGCCTTGACCGCCTCCGCCGCCTCCGACACGATCAGCCCGTTGTGCCCCTCGCCGAGATCGCGGCCCTCGTAGACCTCCCCGACCACGTACGCCCCGCCGGCGTCGTCCACGCCGATGAGCAGCGCCGCCAGCATGTCGAGGCCGTAATCCAGCGTCACGTACCACCGCCACCATTCCGGCGGCGCGAACGCCTCGACCACATGCGCCGCGCGGTCCCATTCGGTGAAGTACTGTCCCGCGAACACGTTCCAGTCGCCGTCCCGCCACGCCTCGCGCAGGCCCGGCGGCAGGTTGTCGAGCCGCCGCACGTACTCCGGGTCCTTCTCCATCAGGATGCGGTTGTCCGTCACCCGCGCCGGAATGAACACATAGTCCTCCGGCCGCTCGCTGCCGCGGAAATTGCGGTCGATGAACAGCCGCTTCACCCACGCGTGCCCCACGCCGCCGGGATTGCAGGTGAGGTACATCCGCTTCGGGAAGTCGTTCGCGCCGCGCAGGCACGCCGTCAGCGTCGCGTACTGGTACTCGGTGAACTGCGTCGCCTCGTCCAGAAAAATGACGTCGTACTCCTGCCCCTGGTAGCGGTCGACGTCGCTCTCGCTGTCGCAGTAGCCGAAGGCGATGAGGCTGCCGTTGGCGAACTCGAAGGTCTTGTCCGTCGCCTTGTACTCCGCGGCGCCGCCGAGCAGCGCGCGCATGGGCCGGATGTGGTTCTCCCGCAGCTCCGGCAGCGTCCGGCGCAGCATGAGGATGCGGATACCCGCATAGCGGGCCGCCAGCAGCACGGCCTTGTTCCGCACGCACCAGCTCTTGCCGCCGCCCCGCGCCCCGCCGTAGCAGGCAAAGCGCGCCGTCGCCGCGAAGAACTGCCACTGCTTCGGCTGCGGCCGCGGCAGCTCGCAGACTCTACTCGCCAAGGGCAGCCGCCTCCTCCGAAAGCCGGAACTCCACGCCCTCGGCGTCCGCGTCCCGCGCCTCCGGCCCGAAGCCCATCAGCTCGCTGAGCTGGGAGAGCGCCATGGCCGCGCCGCGGGCGTCGACCTTCCACTCGTCGCTTTTCATCCACGCCTTCTCGTCCTTGTCGTAGGTCATGATCCGCTCCGCCTTCAGACATCGTTGATAGAGCTTCAACAGCCGCTGCGCGACGTCATGGCGCGTCAGCTCCTTCGGCTTCTTCTCTTCTGTTGCCAC